CACCTTTGACTATTTCAGGCACGCCGGCCGGTACATCAATTCTTGAGTATCTTGCAAGAAATAGTTTATGCATGGCAAAAAACGGAAGTCCGTTGAAGATTCGTTCCAATCGTTATTTACTTGGTACTACTTCGGGCACATCAGCCGGAGTTACTGTACCTTTTAATGCTACCGGTTCAGATCAGGGTAGTGCCGGCGTAAATAGCCGAGCAGTTCTCTACACCAATGAGCGTCGATTTGTGCGTATGAAAACAACCAATCCATTTGCACTTCAAATCCAATATCAAGGTACTAACTACAATATCCCATATGTTGGACAATTGCCTTCAGGTGTTGAGTTTGTTTACAGTAACACGCTAGCTTATATGGACGCCGTCTGATATAACGGTAAGATGTATACATTAAATAAATGTAATATATAATAAGCACTTAACTAACATTAGGTGCTTATTATGAAAGACATAGAAAGATTAAAAACATTTGTAAATTATGATTTAGAAACCGGAATATTTACTTGGAAAGTAAACAGAAATTCATACGGTGGTAAAGTAAAAATTGGTTGTTTAGCAGGAACAAAAGACATAAGGCCAAATCAGGGATATATAACTATTGGAATAGAGAAAAAACTTTATAGGGCGCACCGTTTAGCATGGTTATTTGTAAACGGTGAATTTCCTGAAAAAGGTTTTGAAATAGATCACATTAACGGTGTAAGGCATGATAACCGATTATGTAATTTAAGATTAGTAACAAGGACGCAAAATAATATGAATGCAATACCAAGATCAGATAATAAATTAGGTCACAGAGGAGTTTCATATCAAATTAGAAGGGATACATGGGATTCAAGAATAACGTTAAATAAAAAGACGATATGTTTGGGTCAATTTAAAACTAAAGAAGAAGCTATAACAGCTAGGCAAAAAGCAGAAAAAATGTATTTTGATGAATTTTCAATAGGTAATTCAAGACCATGACCGAGCAAGACTTTCGCGCCGCTTATCCTGAATTTGATCCTGTTGCTTATCCATCGGCATTGGTAAATTCATGGCTAAGCACTGCGATGGCTAGACTTCAACCTGATTTATGGCAAGACACATTAACGCAAGGAATAGGGCTATTTGTAGCGCATTTCCTTGCGTTTAATGCGCTACTAACAAAAAGCGGTGGAAAACCAATTGTATTGCTAACGGCTAAAGGCGTTGATGGAGTTACCGCAAGTTATGACCCTTCGTGGACAATGCTGGAAAAAGTAGGGTTTTGGAATGGAACTGGTTACGGACAGCAGTTTATCTATTTAGCACGGCTGATTGGTAAAGGTGCCCCTGCACAATTCGGAGGTTCTTTTTAATGAGTGTCACTCTAACCATTGACAGGATGCACTTGCTAAGACAAGCAATGAGTGTTTTAGATAATGGTTCTGTGCTGATTGGAATACCGGATGATAGCGAAAAGAACCACAGAAATGATACTCCAGAAACGAATAGCGAAATAGCTTTTACAAATGAATTTGGAGAACCCGCCGAAAATATTCCGGCGCGTCCGTTTCTTATTCCAGGTGTAAATAACGCGATGGAAAAGAACGAACGAATAATGTTAAAGGGTGCTCAAGAGGTTTTAACCTTGACCGGAAATCCATTAGATTCAGTACATAATGCACTTGAAGCAGTTGGGTTGGTATCGGCACGATCAGCACAAAAAATGATAGATGATGGCCTTAGCCCTGATCCGGCGCCTTATACATTGATGCAGCGTAGATTAAAAGGATTTATGGGTGAAAAGCCTTTATTGGTTACTGGTAATTTAAAACAATCAATAACTTATATCATAGAAGATGATTGATGTTTCTGACATTGTCAGTGATACGGATTTCACCCAAACGATCACCAGGGTAGTTAGATCGGAAACGATTAATAGTTTCGGCGAATCTGTTATAACCAGCAGCAATCTTTTGATTGACGCAGTAGTAACAAGCCCTAGCACACAAGAACTTTTGATGTTTCCTGACGCGACGGCTTATAAGGATATGATTCGAGTAACCACAGTATCAAGATTAAATTCTGATTCTGTGGGAAAACAACCTGATTTGATTATTTATCACGGTGAGAATTACAAGGTAGCAGTTACTAATGATTATTCTGATTTTGGTTATACCAGGGCACTATGTACATTGATTGATTTGCAGGATCAGCCTAATGGCTAATACAAGTGCATAGAGAAAAGATGGTAACTGCCCAAAAAGAGGCAAGAAAAAGGAAGAAAGAAAATGGCGGATTCTAGTACTGGCGGTTATCTTTTACCTATCAGTGTCGCTTTTCCTGACGACCAGGATTTAGACAGAATATTTCATAATTTATTTATTGGAATAACCGGACTTGATCCAACCCTGGTTAGACCACGTTGGACACCGGAACCTGCCAATATGCCGCTATTTAATAGCTCATGGATGGCACAAGGTGTAATCGAACGAAGAGATGATGTAGTAGCCAGTCAAACGTTTGTTGATGGAACAGGCATGATCGTTACTCGTAATCAGGAACTTGATAATCTTATTTCATGTTACGGCAGCGGGGCGGCGGCACTCGAAGCATTAATAAGAGATGGGTTATCTCTTGATCAAAACCGAGAGGCTTTAACGCAACAAAATATTGTTCTTGTTGAAGTCGGAGGTGCTAGAAATATGACCATGAAAATTAACGAACGCTGGCAGAAGCGAATTGATGTAACGATAACTTTTAGACGCATATTAACAAGAGTCTATCCAATATTGAAATTATTAACGGGAGTCGCTACGGAATACGCAGACGGCTACACAGCACACATTCAAACTAATTAAAGAGGCCAAAAATGGCAATCGCACAATTACCCGTATCAGACCTTGTTAATGTACAAGTCAATCTTGCAAGTTTACCGGCTCAAGCCCAAAATCTGAGCAACCTACTAATATTAGGTAGTTCGGATGTTATAGATACAACTCAACGTATTCGTACTTATTCAAGCCTGGGTGGAATCGCCTCTGATTTTGGTACAAGCGCTCCGGAATATCTTGCAGCAAGTCAATGGTTCGGACAGTCTCCACAGCCAGGTTATTGTTTGATCGGTCAATGGGCAAAAATTGCAACTGCAGGGCGTTTGATGGGCGCTATTGTTTCTACTGCAAATCAACTTTTTACAGCATGGACATCAATAACAAATGGTGGTTTCCATATTACAATTGATGCTGGTTCATCGACTAACATAACTGGACTTAACTTTTCTACGGCTACTAATTTAAATGCTGTTGCGACGATCATTACAGCAGCATTGACTGGTGCAGTTTGTACCTGGAATTTAAACAATCAACAATTTTCAATTAAATCCTCCACAACCGGCGCGACTTCTGCCATATCTTTTCTGACTGCCCCAACAGCCGGAACCGATATAAGCGCAATGTTAGGTATGACTGTTGGCTCATCAGGTTCTTACGCGGTAACTGGTATTGTTGCAGAGACAGCTTTAAGCGCCGTTACTTTATTCGATCAGGTTTTTGGTCAAAAATGGTATGGTGTTTTTGTTGCTGGTTTGACTGATACAACACCGTTCACTGATCAGTTAGCAATCGCAGCGTACATTGAAGGCAGTAATACAAAACATGCTTTCGGTATAAATACTCAAGCCGGGGGCGTATTGAGTTCAGTTGATACGACTAACGTAGCATATCTGATGAAAGCGTTAAGTTACAAGAAAACGCTGACACAATATTCAAGTTCCAGTCTTTATGCAGTTGTGTCATTAATGGCAAGGATTATGACGACTGACTATACTGCAAATAAAACTGTCATCACCTTGATGTATAAAGTTGAGCCAGGCATTGTTGCCGAAAGTTTAACAGAAACTCAAAAAACAGCGGCTGTTAATAACAACTGTAACTTATTTGTTTATTATGACAACAACACGGCCATTATTCAAAATGGTGTTGTTGCATCCGGAGATTTTATAGACACTATATTCGGGGCAGACTGGCTTGCTATTACGATTCAAAATTCAATTTTTAATTTGCTTTATAGCAATCCTACGAAGATACCGCAAACTGATCAGGGTAACAATATCATTGCCACCGGTATCGAAGCTACAATGGATCAATCTGTGATTAATGGATTGTGTGCTCCTGGAACCTGGACACAAGCAGGTTTTGGTACATTGAATCAGAATGATTTTCTACCAAAAGGCTATTACATTTATGCTCCACCTATCGCCTTACAAAATCCGGCGGATCGTGCCGCGAGAAAATCTGTAACGTTTCAGGTGGCAGCTAAACTTGCCGGGGCAATCCATACCGTATCCGTCATAGTCAACATTAACCGTTAAGGATCGCAATCATGGCAGTTCAAGGTAAAACCTACTCATTTTTAGATACCGTTTGTTCTATTGTTGGTACAGGCGGAGCATTTTCAATCACAAGTGGCGCAACGGAAGAAGGTATAACATTTACGCCGCGCGCCGAGAAAAATACACTAATTATTGGCGCGGATGGGGCAGGAATGCATAGTTTACATGCTGATAAATCGGCAACCATAAGCGTTAAGCTATTAAAAAATTCACCTACAAACGCACTTTTGTCCGCCATGTATAATATCCAGCAAACTTCGAGTAAGTTTTGGGGGAAAAATGTTATCACATTAAGCTCTTCGATTGGCGATGTGATAACCTGCACAGGTGTTGCATTTACAAGACAACCATCGGTGGTTTATGCAATGCAGGGCGGCATGAACGAATGGCAATTTGAGTGCATAGAAATGTTTGAAATCTTGGCTGCCAGTATCATTTAATTATGGCTAAGGAATTTATAGTAAATGGCAAAGAGTATACTCATATGCCACTTGATGCATTTACTCAATTGCATGTGAGTCGAAAAACAGGGCCACTTTTTGTAGGCATGGCAATGGATAAAACGGCAATAACTTTGTTACATGATATTGCCGATGATGATTTGGAATCTACATTAAAAAAATTAATGCCGTTTGTACGCCGAAAGGATGGAGGCGCTTGGGCAATTGTTTATAATAAAGATGCCGGCCGCTTTATGTACGATGATATTGGCGGTGGTGAACTTATGGAGATTATGTTTAATGTACTTCTGGATTATTTACCGGATTTTTTTGCCGCCATCGACCGGATAACATACGGTACGTCTCAGCCGGTAGCGATGGCCGATTTGCAACAATAGAGGAAATGTTCCTTCTTAAACCGGTAATGGCGGGTATGTGCCGGTATGAGTCACTGTTAGATGGATCATTAAAATTAATTGATTTTGCGATAATGAATGATGCGCTTGACTGTAAATCTTGGAACGAATCAATAAAAGATGGCTGATCACAATACACTTCGAGAATTTTTAGTCAGGGTTCGCTACCAGACAGATCAAGCCAGCATGAATAGTGCTATGGGATCGGTGCAATCATTCAGCAGTGCACTCTTTAAGCTTGGCGCAATAGCAACAGCCGCCGTTACAGCAGTCGCCTATGCTACAATAAAATATGCAGATAACATGAATAGCATATACCTTATGACGCAACGTTTAGGCATGGGAATTAAGCAATTTAAAGCTATATCAAGTGCAGCGGCAGAACTAGGCGATTCTGTAGAAGGAATGCAGGGATCAATGAAAGGATTCGCTTCTTTCATTCGCCAAAATCCGTTTGGTTCAATTGCATTTATGCAAGGAATTAATAAAGACATAAAAGCTACCGATACCAATGATGTAAAACTTCAAAAATTATCTAAAACTTTCCAGGAAGAAGCTAATGATCCAATGAAGCAAGCTGTTAATATCCGTAAAGCAGCTGTTTTGGGCATCAGCGAAGATAGTTATCTATCGATGGCAAATACAAAATTCCAGGAATTGCAGAAGAAACACCTGGAAGCATTAAAGACTGGCGAATTCCAAACAGCCGGTAAAAAGGCGAATGAGTTTGAAATCAGTAAAGACTTAATGGCTAATCACTTTGACGCCGGCATGACAAAACTCATGATCTTGCCAATGGAAAAAGGCAAAGACGCAATGGATTTGCTAAGCGATCACACGGATACAGCAAGTAAATCAGTAGAAAACTTCGCGCAGAAAATAGATAGGTTATCCACCAGCATTTTTGGCGATATAAAGGATACGATAACCGGCAAAGATAAGATAGATACCCACACGCCGGAATATAAAGAACGTAAAAAACATAGACATTGGGATAATAAAAGTCTGGGGCAAGATGCCGTTCAGATATTAAATAGCGTCATTCCAAACTCAGAACGGAAAAAGCTTGATGCTGGCATGCAATATTTTACCGATTCCGGCTTATCGATAGAAGAATCGGCAGCGATTATGGCAAATTTCAAGCATGAAAGCCGTTTCGATGTTAACGCTACAGGAGACAATGGGAAAGCATTTGGCATTGGCCAATGGCACCCGGACAGGCAAGCTAATTATAAAAAGCTGTTCGGATCGACTATGCAGGGAGACGCGGCAATGCTCGGTGAAGATGAAGCTTATAAAAGACAATTGAAGTTCGCACGGTACGAATTAGATCATAGCGAACGGGGTGCACTTGCGCTTATGCGATCTGAAAACGGTACAGCAAGAATAAGCGGCGAAATTGTCGCTGACAAATACGAACGTCATGGGCTGGGACGAGATGAAACCATCGCTCGCGGCAATGATGCACAACGAATCGCGAATCAATATAACCAAAACATTACAATAAACGGTATTACCGAACCTGAAAAAGTTAAACGAAAAATTTCCGAACTTGCCTCGCGAAATACAGCGGCGGTACACCTATGACGGGATTGGTTGCAGGTGTAATTGGTGGTGTTGTCGGTGGGCCTATTGCCAGTGTTACCACAAGTGCTATTAATGCATTACTTGGTAGCGCGAATCCACGTTTATTTTATAATCAGGATTTTAGTTTTATTATCCCCTGTACAGTGCGCGAACACCATGAAGATAGTCTTACTATTACAGACCATCCGGTGGAATTCGGTGGTGTGATAAGTGATCATGCATTTGTTAATCCACCACGATTATTTATAGAGGTGGTTTATGGTGCTGGCCAGGTTCAAACTATGCAGGAGATTTATCAGCAATTTTTGTCATTACATCAGGCTCGCGTATTATTTAATATCGTGACTGGGAAGCGGCGGTACACTAATATGCTTATCGAGGAAATGGAAGTCACTACCGATTTGAGAAGTGAAAACTTAATATCAATCCGAATGCAATGCCGGTTTATAATTATCGTTTATACGCAAGTCACCTCTGCACCTAGAGCAAATCAGGCCAATGGGCAAAATACGGGAGCACCAGTTCAGAAAGGCACAGTACAAACATTTCCGTTAAAAAATCAATCAGTGGTAACGGCGATTCCTTTATGATAATTTCTGAGATACCGTTAGCTGCCGAATCACAAATACTCAGGGTTACTATCGGTAACATCGCATATAATTTAAGCGTGCTGTGGCGCGGCATCGGATTTTATCTGGATATCTCAGATGAAAACAATGTGCTCATTGCATCCGGTCTGGCAATGGTGCCAGGTGCAGACTTGCTGGGACAATTGGCACATCTTGGTATCGCTGGAAACTGGGTCATATTATCGGATATTGATCCTAGTGTAATACCTATGTTTGATACGCTGGGCATTACCTCTCATTTGTGTGTAATAACATGAGTGCACAGTGGATCAGAAAAATGGAAATTTTAATCGGACTAAGTGGAGGTAACGTTATTGATGTTTCAGAATTACATGCAATTTTTGAAACTGAAGCCTGGACTATTGAAACACCAAAAACCTTACAATGTAGAATTTATAACATTGCGCCGGTAACTATTAAAAAAATTATAGATGAGGGTAGCAATATTTCAATAGCCGCTGGATATGAAAATTCATTCGGTACGATCTTTTATGGAACAATAGTGCAATTACGTTCAGGCCGCTTAAATGGGACAGATACTTATCTGGATATTTCCGGTATAGATGGCGATGTAATTTATAACAATGCGTTTGTTTCTGCTACGATAAGCGCCGGAAGTACAGCCATAGGACGTTTGAAATCAATTGCAAAATCGGGCGGCTTTATATTGGGACAAGTCCCTGAACAAGATACGCCACAATTACCCAGGGGACGTGTTTATTTCGGTGCAGCACGAACGCATTTAAGGCCGTTAGCCGCTACGCTGGGAGCAAACTGGACTATTACCAATGGCACAGTGAATGTGATACCGCAAAATGCTTACAAGAAAGGTGATGTTCCAGTTTTTACTTATGCAACAGGACTTATCGGCGTCCCTCAACAGACGCTTGAAGGGATCGCTATAAAAGTTTTACTGAATCCGGCTGTAGAGCAGGGCATTAAAGTTAAGATTGATAATGCATCTATTCAACAATTTCAGGTGGACTTAGGGATTGGAGCAGAAGTGAATAACGCATGGATACCCCCCATTGATAGAGACGGTATTTATAAGATTCTATATTGCACACATAGCGGAGACACGCGCGGCCAGGGATGGTATACAGACATGATAGGTATTTCTGGCGATCATATAACATCGCCTTCGCAATTTAAATATAGTAAATTCTAATGGATATCAGGCAGTTAGTCGGGAATGATTTTGAAAACGGGCAAATGCAATTCAGCGCAAAACAGGCAAATATCTGGACGGCTTTGCCCGGTATCATTCAAACATATGATGCATTAAAAATGACCTGCACGGTTCAGCCTGCAATCCAGGCTGTTTTGTTTGATGCCAATGGAATACCAAAAAATACTACTCTTCCGTTGCTTGTCGATTGTCCTATTCAATTTCCATCCGGTGGTAATTGCACTATTACATTTCCGATAAATCCGGGTGATGAATGTTTAATTGTATTTTCATCACGTTGTATTGATGCATGGTGGCAATCCAGCGGAGTGCAACCGCAAGCTGAGTTAAGATTGCATGATTTATCGGATGGCTTTGTGATATTGGGTTATAGATCAGTGCCACGAGTTTTAACAAATATCAGTTTAACGGCAATACAAATTAGAAGCGATGCCGGAGACACTTTTATAGAATTGAATCCAACAACAAAAGCCGTGACCATGACAGTACCTGGTAACGTAAATATCACAGCACCCACAACTACGATAACCGGGGACGTGCATATAACCGGGGACGTGCAAGTAGACAAGACATTAACTGCAACTACCGATGTGATAGGTGGAGGAATACATTTAAAAACTCATAAACATGGTGGTGTAACAACCGGCAGCGGGCAAACAGGGGTGCCGGTATGAGGTATAGGAAGCTTTCAAATTCTGGCGATTATCAGTTAGGTGTATGGTTAGAAAATACCCCGGAAACTGTAGCGCAAGCGGTATTAACTCGGTTGAAATTATGGCGCGGTGAATGGTTTATGGATACTTCAGAAGGAACGCCTTATATGCAAAATATATTAGGTCATAATACAAGTTATGATTTAGAGTTAAAAGCGCGTATATTAGGTACTCAGGGTGTAGTTGAATTAACAGATTATTCCTCTGTTGTTGACAGAGATAGAAATCTGATTGTAACTTGTACTTTGTCAACTCTTTATGGACAAATCAATATGGTATTACCACAATGACTTTATCATGTACAATTGATAGTGCCGGTATTCATGCGCCTGTTTATGCTAATATATTAAGTGCTTTACAAGCCAGTTATAATGCAATTTTTGGTTCTACAGCCTATACTTTTGCTGATAGTCAAGATGGTCAATTACTGAGTATCTTTGCTGCAGCTATTAATGATAATAATGCGACTGCTATTGCAATATATAATGCTTATAGTCCAACATTTGCAGTAGGTAATGGCTTATCAACTGAGGTTAAAATAAACGGAATCCGCAGGTTGATAGCATCAAACTCAACTGTTAATGTAACCGTAGTTGGACAGGCTGGAACAATCATAACAAATGGTGTTGTATCGGGTAATAGCGGCAATTGGAATCTACCGGCATCTGTAACAATACCAGGAGGTGGTGCAATAAC